AGGGGTTGGGTCACGGGAGAGGGCCGCAGCCTTCACCTGAAGCTCTTGGCCTTTGAGGTTAAGTTCAGCCATGCCAAGCTGGCCTTCCATTTGCGTCCGCTGTTGCTCGATTTGGGCCCGCATCTGAGCCGTCTGCGACTTCAGTTGCTCCACTTGCATGGCGCTTTCATCGGGAGGCGGGGGACCGGGCGGCTGGGCAGGCGGCGTTTCCTCGGCCTGCTCAAACACCTTATCAATCACGTCCTCCATAGCCCGCGAGACGTTGAACGTCCGTGCGCCTTGTTTAAGGATTTCAGCAAAGAGCGGGGCCGTGTAAGGCGCAGTCGGGACAATGCCAGCCGCAGCCGTCATCAGGCCAACCACCGCGCCCGTGAACTCGGTAAACGCCGCCTTGGCCGCGTTCTCATCCGGCTCGACCGTGCTATCCGTCTCAACGTCAATGCGGAACGAACGCAGCGCATCGTTCTTCAGCAGCGCCTGCACCTCATCCCACGTCGGCTCCGACATAAGCTGAAGCATTTCAGGCGGGGGAGCGAGGCCCGGAGGCACCGGCAAGCCTTGTTGCTCCGCTTGCTGGATCAGCGGCATGATCTGCTCGATCTGGGCCTTCTCAGCCGCAGTCAGCAGTTTCACGTTCGTCATGGCCTTCAGCGTATCAATGCTGAAATGCTCCGCGATGATTTCCGCCTTGAGCCGGATAGCATCACGTGCAAACCGTTGGAGGTCGCGCTGACGGTCACGAACACGCAAGCTGCCCCACTGACCTTTCAGCCGTTGAGCCGTGGCCGTTTCGTTCGGATTGCTCTCACCCCGGATAATGTCTGACAGGCCGGTGATCTGGTAAATGTCATTCAGGACTTGCCCGCGAGCCTCGTAGCAGCCCTTAAGCGTCTGGATGACCATATCAACCGGCACCCACTCGATCAGCCCCCTAACACCGCCCTTCTCTTTCCAAAGGTCGAACGTGTCGATTGGGATTAGCTTGTTCTCATTGCCCGGCGAGAACACCAGTTGCAGTTCGCGGTTAGCCTCACCGGCATAGACGCCCACCATCCGCAGCGCGTCTTGCAGCTTGCCGATGCGGGCCGTCAGTTCGTCCAGTTCCTCGGCCTGGTCCTGGTACATGACGTAATCAGCCACCGGGATCGTGCTATCCGGCCCCACCGTCGCATTGAGCGGGGCAGGACAAGGGAAGAACTCACGCAGGCCAAGCGGGTCTTCACGTTCATCCAGAACGCTGGTCGTCACACCTTTGGACAGCCAAAACGCCGTCTTGCTCGGCTTGTCCCATACCTCATAGACCTCAGCCGTCTTGTTGGCTTGACGTTGGGCATCGGTGGCCGTGTCTGTGCCGGTGGACATAGTGGAAAGCGGGACTAGCGCGGCCTTTTCCTTGCCGAACCGCTCGACCAACTCAGCCTTGGTCATATAGACCCGGCGAGCCACCCACCGAACCTCTGCCCATTCACGCGCCGGATTGGTCAGCCAGTCTTTCCATGCAACGTGGTCGCACTGGACTTCCTCGTAAACGACTTCCTCGCGCTCACCCTCCATGCCTTCATGCATGGTGCTATCGTCAGGGCCGGGGCCTTCGACTTCGCCCGTCTCGGTGTCGTCCGCGTCTTCCTCGCCTTCGCCTAGTTCGTAATCGTCCTCGGCATTTAGCGTCTTCATGTGCGGGATGTAACGCACCCACACCTGGCCACGGCCCGGCAGAAGATAGTCGAGAACGCAGCTTTTCAGGCGCCCGTCAAAATCATACTGGTCGAGGCTAAACCCTAGCGCCCGCTCCAACACATCAGACGCAATTTTGCCCACTGGGTCTTCGTCACGATAGCGGCGATCCACCATCGGCTTAGGCTGCTTGGCGTAGATAGCTGGCTGAAGGGTCGAGACGTTAGACCACAGCACCGCAAAGCGCCGCGCGAGGTAGTCCACAGACGGACGCCCGCCACCACGGTTACGATTCTCGTTCTTGTAGCGCCGTACGATAACGTCGCCAGCCCGCCACCACGGCTGTAGCTCTTGCTCGGCAAGGTTTATCTCGTCAATCCATTTGGTGACGAGCGTTACGGCCTCATTCTCAGGTTCTGTGGAAGCCATAGCCCCTCGCAAGCGATTGCGGGAACATATCGTGCAAGGGTCCGCTTGTCGATAGAACGATCATGCTAGAAGCCAAGCCCTAGCGCAGACCAGCACGCCCACGCCTTAAGTCTTGCCTCTTGTGCCGTATGTTCTTGCGTCGTCCACCATCCACGTTCCGGCCCGTTTCGCTCTCGTCGCATTGCGTCCCGCTCATAGGCGCGTGCTGCGTATAGGTGCATTTTATTTACAGCGGTCATCATGCCCTCTCATGCCTAGCCCTAGACGGCTGTCCTGCCATCAGGTCATCCCATGTCATGTCACGGATACCCTTGATCGGCCCCTTGTCCTCGGCTTCAGGCTGAAGGATAGCCGGATGCACCTCATCCAGCGCCCGACCCATCAGCGACAGGTTATCAACATCGTCGTCGTGCTTGCCAGCAGGGAACTTCAGATACTCGGCCACGATAGCGTCGCCCTCTGGGCCTTCGGGAATGTGGACCATGCCCATCGCCGCCCTGGATTGTGCGCCTCGCGCCCGCGTTGGCTTGTCAGTGATGCTTGGCATCCATTCCAGCCGACACCCTACCCGACGCTCACGCATCCGACGCTTCAACGTTGGCTCAATAGCCTTTTGGATCACACCAGATTCGCCAAACCATGCAAACGGCTTGTGATCGGCCATCAGGTCAATCAGGCTTTCCACCCATTTATCTGCCGTGGCCTGCGCCTTGTATCCGCCCGGCAGCAGCCACATCCCGCCCTCATGGTCAATGCCCCAGATACGGTGCACGGTCCAATCCCCGCCGTCCTCCGTCACGGCATAATCAGACGTTCCATACTTTCGCAGCGTCTTCGGCAAATCAGCCAGCTTGTAGCGGTGGAAATACTCGCGCTTGAAGAACGTGCCGTCATCGGGCGACGGGCTTTGCTGATACAGCGCGGACCATGTGCGAGCGTTGGCCTTAAACGTCTTCCAGTGACCATCCGAAAACCACTCTGGCCACAGGAACTCGCCGGGCTTGCGGCCTAGCGGGTCTTGCTCCTTGGCCTCGGCTGGCAGGCACAGCACTTCCCACACGTCGCCATCACGGCACAGGATCGGCCCCGACTCTCCGTCATAGCCTTCAGGCAAGATTGCGCCCGCTAGGTCATCCTCATGCCAGCGCGTCTGGATCAGCACGATACGGCCACCGGGCTTGAGGCGGGTTTTCAGACTGTCCTCAAATTCCTCCTTGGTCCGTTTGCGTATGACCTCGGAATCCGCCTCTTGCCTGCCCTTGATCGGGTCATCCACCACAATCAGGTCGCCACGGTTCCCGGTGATGCCGGACAAGATGCCGCCGCCCATCAACTCATTTTCGTTGGTCAGCGACCACTCATCAGCCGCCGCGCTGTCTGGGCTAATCCCGCAATCAAACACCTCGGAATAAACCGACTGCTTAACGATAGAGCGAGCGCGACGGCCAATCTTGCGGGCTAGGTCGCTGGCATAGGTTGCCACGATGACGTTGCGCCTTTTGCGCCTGCCCATGAACCAAACAGGAAAGATGACGCTGGCATAAGTGGACTTGGCAGAACCCGGAGGCATGAACACCATGAGCCGCGTTATGTCCCCGCGCTCTACGGCCTCTAGCTTTTCAATCAGCAGACGGTGGTGGCTTGCCGGTGGTTGACGGATTGGCTGATATACGAGATCAGCGTCTTCATCGTCATCAATCGGCGCACCTGGTATGTCGATCAGGCCGCAGAAGTCTAGCAGGCTACGCTTGGCCAACTCGCATTGAGCCGCACGAACATCAGCCGCGCTGAACTGGAATGCTGGCAAGGGCGCGAAGCTGGTCATCAGTCAGTGAGCCTACATCAAGCCTTGCGTCTGTGCGAATGGGCTGGCCATCAGGGCCGCTGTGCTCTTGCGCTTGCACATCCTTCCAGCCGTGATTGTTCTTGAGGTCAAAGATAATCCCCGGCGTGAATGTGGCCTTGTCGGTCAGGCGCTGTTCTAGCCAATCGCCAATCCGCAGCTTGGCTCTTTTAACCGTGCGGGAATAATCTGCACCGTAACCGGCGTAGTTGCTGAACGTCTCTCGATCATCAAAGCCGAGATAGTAGCTCAAGCCAGACAGCGTGGGTCGTTTGCCGTCGTCATCACAGAACGCAAAATAGCCCTCCACCTTATCGGCAAAGGACTCATGGTTACTATACAGGCGCGGACGGCCTCGGTCGTCCATGTGTCCTCAGTCTGGTTTGCGTCTAGCCTTACGCCGTGGCTGGGGCTTAGAGCGGGTTGGATAATGCCCTGCGTTTAGGCCGTCGTCAATCAGAACTCTTGTGTCTGTCCGCGTCGGTCTAGTTCTTCAGCGAGTGCAGATGCGCCAACGGTCGTGCTTAAGCCGCTGATTCCATACTTACGCAGGATTTTGACCAGTTCGTCATTGAATACGACGTAGTTGGATGATTGCGGCTGGGCCTGCGTTTTTATCTCAGCGTTATTGAAACCGGCTCGCCGTAACGCCTCAAGATGAGCGTTTGCGTCTTCCATCGACGTATATGGCGAGTAGGGGCCGAAATCATCCGTCGGAGCGCCAACGTTGTAAATTTCCGCCGGTCCTCGCGAGTTGGCGTCAAAATACCGAATGCCATTAATGCCATATTCGTTCAAACGTCGCGATGCCTCAGCGGCTTCCGGCGTTAACGAGTTATAGGCTTGTGCGCCGCCACTGTTTGGGAACAACCCAGCATAACCCATCTGGGCTGGGTCGCTAAGGTCGCCCAACAAATCAGCCACAAGCGGGTCGCCACTTGCGCGGGCTTGCGCGTAACCGCGTCGCACCGCCTCGCTTTGTTGGCTTAGCGGCCTGTCCCAATCAAGAAAAGTGTCAGGGCTGGCGTTAATGCCAACCTCATACATCGAACCAGGGCCAAAATCTGGCTTAGTTAGATCGCCCCGCACACGGCTATTATATAGCGCCCTCGCTCTCGGACTGACACCGCCAAGGACGTTCCCCACGTCGTTCAGGTTATTCACCTGCGATAGATTGCCAAGCAGTTCCTCAAAAGCATCCGCGTCGTCTTCGCTCAGCCCAACAAAATCATCTGCCCAGCGTTCGCGAATGTCTGCGTTCCAAGGCGTATCGACCGGCTTCCCTCGAAACTGCAACGGAACGCTGTCAGGGTCCACCGCTGCATCCCGATACCCGCGCGCGATGCCTTCATTCTCAGCAAAATAAAGTCCGTGCCCAAACGCTTGTGCGCCTTCACCCGTTCCAATTGTGCGAGGCGACAATTCAAACTGATCGAATGAATGAGGCGAGCCGTGATAGGCGCGAATGGGGTAATCAGGCTCGACGGGGGCAATCAGGGCGGGCGGCTCGTATGGCCGCAGATATTCGCTGACCAGTTCGTGATTGTTTCTCGCC